CTTGGTTTTGATTGCTTGTGTTGTTCCAGGTGGCGTTTATCTTGAAGCAGAGCGGTCCTCGGAAGTTTCGGTAGCATTGCATGTAACGGCATTGGAATGCGTTGGCAAGCTCGCCATTGAAAAAGATCTGTGAGATCGGAATCTGTGCGAAGGCGAGTCCACGTTCAGGGCGTTGCATTTGGATATCGAGGGCAAAGCTGTAGCGTTTGCAAATGTCGAGTATCGGGTCGAATACTTCACCAAAGTGTGGCACTTTCGGATCATATGTGAGCGCATCTTCGGGGTCGAGGCAGATCGGTTTATACTTCAGCGGCGACATGCTAAAGTTGATCTTGCCAGCTTGACCAGATTGGGGTCTCACTTTCGTCTTGGTTGCACCCCCCTTGATAATCGGAGGGTTTTTGATGGTAATGGGACCGTCGTAGTGGCCAGACTGTGGTCGGGCGCGTCGAGTGCTCTTGGTTGATTCCGTTTCCCAATCTTCCTCTTGGGCCCAATCGTCAATTGAGCCAACACCGGGTGGTTTCAATTTTAGTCGACGGTCGAAAGTCGATGACAGAATTGAGATGCTCCGGTTTGAGCAGGAAGGGTTGCAGATTTCGAAGTCGGGGCCTCCACAAACGAAGATGTTGATATCAACGTTGGGCACCACGGTGGTGGGTGCTCGAAGGGCGGCTCCAACTCGAAGTGCGACGGTTCCGGCGAAGAAATCTTGGAATCGAAATGAGTCGTCAGAGGGGTTGGCAGAGAGTGGTTCTCCTGTCCAGATCATCTTCCATGGTTTATCACCAAGGTAGGGTGTTCGGATTGCACCGCCGTTGTCACTAGATCTTACGTAGTATGAGGCAGCGTACTGGGAGAGCGAGGTGTTGTAGTCAGCAGGGGCTGGGCTTGAGTTCGGATGGAATGTCCAATCGAGACGTCCTTCTTGGAAGTTGGACGAGACGACGTCGAATCCAAAAATCATCGAGCCTCTCCAGTGCTTAAATCCGAGACAGAAATAATCCATCTCAGGCGGAACCCACTCAGTGCCAGGTGTGTGTGTGTGAACGGGAGTCGAGGCCATTGGTCCAACACTAGTTTGCCAGAGGATGGTTCCGGGAGCTTGCGAGGATGCCCAATTGATGGAGGTCAGATAGGACCACTTCTCACAGATGTGATGTGAGAGGCGAGTGTCTGAACTATTGGACATGTCGAAATGCTCTTTGTCGGTCAGCTGCTGTTTGCTTGGGTAGAAGATCATCTTGTCGATTTGTTCGGCTCCGACAACATAATTCATGTTTCCCATGTGTTTGACGGTGACTTGTTCGGGCGGGACGGGCACTTGCGGTTTGTCGAGGATCGAAATGATGTCGCTCACCACGTTCTCAGGGGTGAGCTGGTCGAGGACATTCTTCATTCCATCGGTGACAGCACCAAGGATACCTGATTGAGGTCGAATGCTCTTGCGATACTGCGAAAAGCTAGTGCCTCCAGGTCTTGGGATCTTGAACTCCGGATTGTCGAAGCTCACAGAAACCTTGATCGAGACGCTTGGCTGAGAGCCAGTCTGCGCTTGGAGTTTGTTGAAGACCGCAAGGTAGACTTGGCCGAGAGAGTCGTTGGCGAGAAGATCGAGGTAACCTTTGTAGTGCATAAAGTCGATGGTAAGTTCTCCATTTCCACCGACCGCAGGGTCGAGCCAGAGATGTGGGAAAGACACCATTTTGAATGGATCAAATGGTATTGCGACGGCGTTGGTTCGATTGATTTGACTGGGGACGTAGTACACGAGTACGCGTCCTTGATGAAAGCGAGAAGCGGCGACGGAAAAGTAGAGACGGACGGCGGAACATCTAAAGTATTCGAAACGCTGGAATGGCATGCTGACAATGTCTTGGACGAGCAGGTCCTCGACAATGTCGTAGGTCTCAAGATTGGTGCCTACTGCAGCGGTTAGTGCCCATTCGATTGTCTGGACGACTGTTTCGCGAGCAAGCATGCTCATGAGAGTCCAGCCCTTCTCGTTCAAATGAGATTGGGCTCGTTTGCTTGTGGTGACGGTCTTTTGATGTTCTCGGGTGACGATGTTTGGTGGATCGTGTTCAACAAGGGTAACACCTTGATGAGATATGAGTTCAGGTTGGACAGAGTCGAGTGTGGAAGTTTCAGTACGGGCGGATTCAGTATTCATTTTCGGGCAGGTTCTGACGGCAGGCGTGACTATTGGGTATATTCAATGTCTTGGACGTCAGCTCTTGGGTGAAG